AGATCCTGCGCTGCTGCTGCTCTAGGCTTGGGGTTGCCTTGGCCTTCGGCTCTGGCTCCCCGGTGTGCTTACGCCAGATGGACAGGCATGTGGCGACTGCCTGATCCTGCTTGTCGCCCTCTTCTTTGCGAACAGGCACGCAGGCTGCCATCCAGTCCTTTTTGTTATCGTACTCTGCCGGGTTTGGCATCTTATCCCACCCTTATCTCGTAACCAGTCAATACCCATGCTCCACACAATGAGATCCAGAAATTCGCCCCCTCGCCACGCATCCACCAATAGGATGTCCGGAATGCCTGCGGGAAGTCGGCAAGGCGCCTCCACAATGATTTGCGCCAATATGTGACCGTGATGGTTAATGGTTGCATCGGCATGTTGCCCTCCCAAAACGCAAACGCCGCTATCCCGTGCGGTGGTCACACTCGCACAGAGTTAGCGGCGTTCTACGGTGTAGACTGCCAGTTAGGTTGTTGTACTACTTTTGGTTCAGCCCTGCCTCTGGATCAAGGAAGCCGCGCGCGATTAGCGCCTCACGAATTAGCTTCCGCGCTTCTTGGCGCGGTTCTCTGCAATCGTCTTCGGCTAGCCTTGAAATCAAACTCCATTCCTCGGGGGTTAGCGGTACATATATTCCCTTGCTCATCTCAGCACTCCTTTCAGGGTTGCCTCTTTGCCTCTTCCCTCAGCTTGCTCGTCCGTGGCAGTTCCGGCAGCTTGAACCGCTCGATGATGTCCACCATCATCAGCAGCGCTTGGCGAAACTGTAGCCAGAACTCGCGGTCCATCATAACCCCCTGAACGCCTCGCGCACGATGGTCGCAATGTTGGCGTCCACGATGCGCTTGACGATGCCACTGTTCACCGCTTCCTCTGCTGCCTGCCTGTCGGTCGTGAACCTGCTCGCCTTGTGCTGTGCCGTCTGGTATTGGTCGCTTGCCACGTAGGGCGAATACGTCGCCCGGTTGCCCAGCGTGGCCTCAGTCGGGCGCCGGGCGATGGTCCAGCTCTTGTGCACGTTCTGGCTCCACGGGTCGCTGCCGCGCCTATACTCAAGCGGCAGATTGTCCTTGCGCCTCGCCCAGTGATACCATCGCCGCTGCTTCTCACTCGCCCAGATGACGGGCTTGTGCTGGCGCTTGTAGGGCTGGATGATGGCCTTGATGGCGACAGCTACATAGTAAGTCGCCCGTCCTTTGAAGCGGGTCAGCGCCGGGCCGCGCAGTTCGTTGAGTGCCCGCTGTAGCTTGTCGAGTCCGCTGGTGTCGATGTCGTCAGGCATTGTCCTCTACCCGCTCAAACTCGAAGCTGCAATGCTCATACTTTGCGATGTCCTTCGGGTTGAAGGGCCAGTATCGGCAAATGGGCCGGAACATTTCCGTGTCCTGCCAGATCGTGCATAGGTGCGTCTCTGAATCATAGGCGGGACAGGGGCGCGGCTCATCGGCAATCTCTGTGACCTTGAACCACCACCAAATGCCCTGCGCTTGCAGCGCCGACCATCCCTCACTGTTCGACCAATCACCATCTTCCACCTCATCTGCCGATGGCCTCTGACTCTTAAAGGATGCCGACATCTGGTACTCTATAGTATGGGTGCAACAGCACTCCCCGCACTGGTTGCACTCCCCGCCGCGCTTGTAAAGGACGAGTTGCCCATTCTCCACAATCCACACGTCCATCTCAGCACTCCTCTCGGGGTTGCCTCTCACTCAATCAATCCCTGTTCCCTCAGCCAGGCCTCCCGCTCGGCCTGGCGTTGCGCGAATCCCGCCCCAATCTGCTCCTCGGTGCCGAAGCTAATCGACGTGCTGCACCTACAGTTGACGTGTGCCGGCGGGCCCCTCGGGAAGTCCTGCGCCCACACCTCTTCCGGCGCGCCCTCAATAGGACCGCATATCTCGCACACGTACTCGTCCATCATCGTGTTCCAGACCTTGGTCACGGGCAGCTCGGGTGTCTCTGCCCGCAGGAGCTCCGCCATCTCATTGGTCGCCATCGAGTAGGCCCGAGTCGTCTCCGTGACGGCAATCATCTCGGCGCGCACCGGGCCAAAAGCTGGCTCAATCAGCGATTCGATGTCACCGATGGTCATGCCGGGCGTTTCGACAAAGGCGCTCACGACCTCCTGTAGCTGCCGGCGCGTGGTGGCGGTCAGGTTCGTCACCCACTCATAGGTGTACTCGCGTGCCCAGCGCAGCGCCTCGGTGTTGATGATCGCCGGGTCAAACCCGATCCCCACCTCGACGCTCAGCCGCAGGGCGTTGTCCACCATCAGCGCCGATAGCTCGGGCTGCACAGCGGCGCGCAGCTCGTCAGCCAGGCCCTCATAGTCGAACTGCTCGCCCTGCCCGATCGCCCGCGCTGCCTGCGCCCTGCGCTCCTTTAGGATGGCTTGCACCTTGCGCTTGATGCGCCGCTCCGCTGCCATTCGCACGTCGAGTGGCGTCTGCTTGAGGAATGAGAATGCGCCTTCGACGCCCACAGCCTCCTGTGCTGCCACGACCTCGGCGTTGAGCCAGTCGGGTATGATGTCGCTGTTAAAGTGCGTGACTTTGCCGCGTTGGATGGCCTTTGCCTTCCACCGGCTCAGCTCGGCAAAGAGATCCGGTGGTGGCCCCATTCCGGGGCCACTGCTTTTGGGCGGGTGCGTGCATCCACTCGCTCGCCTGCTGGCTGCTGTGTCCCTGGCCCCTCTTGCGGTTGTGGCCCACCAAACGGCTGCGGGGCAAGGCGTTCCTCTGGCGTGAATGTCTTGTCAAGCGCCGGCAAGTTGGCTGCTTGGCCCACGCTGTCGATCCACGACCGCACTTCGTCCGTCGACATCACATTCGCCGTATAGGCCGGCAAGGCCACGCCATTGATGGTAAAGGCCATGCTCTCGGCTTTGGCAATCTCCTCTTTCTGGACCGCCTCAATCTCGCTGGTCTTGAACAGCACCCGCAGGCCCAGCTCGTTGAACAACTGGTCGTTGAGCACCGGCTGTATGCGCGTGCGGACCCAGGGAATGAGCGATTGCGTCCACAGCTCATACTGCAGCGCGTCACGCTCGGCGCGGTTCGTCTTTGCCTCAGCGAGCCCGGGCGGGATGTTGTGTGCGGCAAGGATCTGCTCCCGCTTGGTGCTCTCCAGGGCCGGCACAACCAGGTCTTTGACCGGCTGCCCGATGACGGTCGGCGTGAGGCCCTGTTCCAGCACGGCAGTGCGGAATGCCTTCTGTACGCCCTTGAACATCTTCTGCCAGGCGGTCTGTACGCGCTCCTTCTCAACCAGGGGCACTGTGCCCTGGGTCGTCAACAGCACCGCCGGGATAGCGCCGTTCTCAAAGAACGCAGCCGCCCACGCATTGGCGTTCTTGATTAGCTCCCCCGGCTTCTGCCCCACCTCGCCCGCGCTGACGCCTGGGCCGATGTCAGTGGTCGGGCTGAATGCGCGGAAGTACACGATCTGCTCGGCCGGGTAGTCGCGCTCCCTGACGCCTACCTTCTGGCGAAATACGGTCGGCCCGTCGTCGTCATACTTGAGCACCCGCATGGTGTTGGCGTTGAGCACCTGCAGCTTCGCCAACTGCTGCGACCGCCGCCCGAGCCGCTTGAACACATAGGCCGCCGCCTTGAGCGACAGCCACGCCTCTACATCCCACAGCAGCGGCGCCAGGTCGAGTGGCCACTCCTCTTCGTTGTCCTCGTCCTCGTCGCCCTCTTCCAGCTCCAGCGAGTACACGCCATAAGGGATCTGGCTGATGTTGTTGGCGCGCAGATTCACGCACCAGAACGTCCAGGCGACGGCAGCGTATAGGTCTTGCGGCTTGGTCCCGTCGCCCGCGTCAATGGCCCAGTCCATGAACTCGTCCATGTCGCCGAGCGTCAGTGCCTTGGCCCCGTACACCCCACCCGCGATCGCTGCCTTGTACGTCTGTCTCATAAGAGTGTCATCCAGGAACCTCGTAACTGTAGCGCATTTGCCATCAGCGCACGGGCCATCACCGTGTCGTCGTGGACTCCCTCGGGGGCCGAATAGACAGGCCGGCCCGTGTTGGCACTGGCGCGCATCTCGTAGGCTTCCAGCTCAGCCGTCGCCACTGGGTCGTCTAGGAAATGTACCTCTTCCCGCTCCAGGGACAGCGCCAGGTTCTCAATCAGCGGCGGCTTGCTGCTTGCCGTGGTCTGGAAGGCGCGCACAGGCAGGCCAGCATACTGCATCTCCTCGATGATGGGGTCGCCCATCGCATTGCTCTCAGCCAGGATGTCGTAGACGCCCCACGCCTCGGCCAGCACTGCCAATCGCTGCCGGGCCAGGCGGTATTCGATGCCGTGGAACCTATCGAGCGCGACCTCCTGCTTGCAGTTGCGGCAGCCGACGCTTGCAGCCGTCCAGTCGTTGACCTTGCCCCAGTCGACGCCCATGACCAGCTCGTGGCCCTCGTGTTCGGCGGGCGTAGATGGCTGCAATGTGCAGCAGGCGTCGATGTTGCGGAACACCGCGCCCTCGCCCTCGATGAACTCGGCCATCACCTCCTGGCGGAAGGTGCGCAGCGGGAGCGTGTCGAACATCTGCACGATCTCCGACCAAGCCACATCGGGATTCTCTAACGGGTGTGGCTTGCGTATGAGTTGCCCATCTACAATGTCGCAGCCCTTGGTCGGGATCTGCCAATGCGCCGAGTCCTCTAGATCCATCGACCTGACGTGCTCGCGGTAGGTCCAGTTGCGGCCCTTGGGCGTGAACAGGAACCACGCCTCACCGTCTGTGTCCATCAGGATCGGGCGCACGACATCGTACCACGCCTCTTCTTTAAGCTCCGATGCCTCGTCGAATACCACACCATCAGCCGTGTGACCGCGCGCGTTGTCTGGGTCGTCCAGGCTGCGGTAAACGATGGTCCCGCCATTGGGGAACTCGGCCATCATCCGTTGCTGCGTGAAGGTGGCATAGCCCCGGCACGCCCGCCTTGCCTCATCCCACCCAATGCGCACCTGGTCATAGGTTGGCGCGCCCCACAGCCAGCGCATCCCACGTGCGGCCCCCTCCACTGCTACCGTCATACCCAGGGTGGTCTTGCGCCAGCGACGGCCCGCAGCCAGCCAGTTGAACCGCTGTGCTTCTGTGCGTACAATCCGCTGCCCCTTATGAGGTGTCGGTAGGTAAATAACGGGCATCGCCAGATAGCCTATCCACTACATCCAAGAGCCTGTTATCCTTCTTGCTGCTGTTACATGACTGGCAGGCAGGCACAATGTTGCTCTGTGTGTGTGGGCCTTCCTTGGAAATGGGAACCACATGATCCATCGTCAAATCGGCTTCTTGTCCACAATATGCACAGCGGAATCCGAAATACTCTTGCATCTCTGCCCACTGCTCAGCCGTAAAGTCATTGATTGGGGCTGCGATTAGGCGCGCCCTCCGTCTTTGACCATACTCACGGTATTTGCCACTCTTGAGATTACGGTGATATGCCCGATGCACCTTCTCGGGATTTGCTTCTCTCCACCGACGCGCTCGTAGTCTCGCGGCCCGCTTGAATTCTATGTTGTGCCGCTGTGCCAGCCATCTATAGCGATTGTCAAGGTAATACTGCACCTTGTACTCCCTCAGGTGCTCCTCATTTGCCGAAGCCCACTCTTTCTGGTAGGGTTTGATGCGTGTCTCATAGTGCTGCGCCCGGTCTCGTTGGGTTTCCAAGACACGGCAGCTCTTGCAACGCGAACGGCGGCCATCTAGGGCTCCCTTGTCGCGGTCATATTCAGATAGGGGCTTCTCAATTCCACAAGTAGAACATGCCTTACTCGCTTCCAAGCTCGGCTCTCCAATTATTCTGATAGATGATGGTCAATGTACCGTCGCCTTCGTGCCGGTGCCGTTCTATCCACATCGCCTGGTGCTTGCCCAGCAACTCAAGGGCCTCCAGCTTGTCGTACATCTCCACCTTGAGGCTGGCGGGCGTCCAGTCAATCTTCTTGACAAACGTGGTATAGCCCCGCTCCTTGGCTGTGTCCCAATCAAGAACGCCAGCCTTGCCCATTAGCAAACCAGCATCAAAGCGGGCGATGTCGGCAAGGTGGGCCAGCACCTCATCGGCAGACATCGCTTTCTCGCGGATGCGGTCGGCCACCGCCTCCACAACCTCAGCATTTCTAAGCAATCGGTACGCTTCCTGCTCGGGATAGGCATAGCCCGCTCGCCTGGCGGCCTCGGTGCCATTCCAGCATCTAAGGTATTCTTCTACAAAGACGCGCCGCTTATTCGTCAAGGCCATTCAATGTCATCTAGTCCCTGCTGTGTCAAAGACGCGCCCCGGACCCCTCAGCGTGGGGGCGGTTCAGGAGCCGTTCGTCCCGCGTCTCACGACGGGGCCTACCCGTCCCCGCCACCCACGCATCAAAAAGGAGGAGAAGATAGTGTCGCTAGTGCGCGACATGCCTTAGAGGCCTTGTTCACTTACCATAGCCTATAGCCGATGTTGGCTCGAATTGCTGCATCCAGACATCCAGTGGTATGCCCTCGACCGTGATGCCTGGAGAATTTGGCTCAATCGCAATCCTCCCAGAATACTCCGGGAAGATGCCATTGTCCCAATCGTCATGCCAGTAGCGGCGATCCTCTTCGAACCAGTCGGCAAGGTCGTCATCATCGCTTGGCGGCAGCGTGTCCAACACTTGCTGCCACCGCCGCTCCCGCTCGACATGTGCCCAGCGCTTCCAGACGACTAGGCCCCCAAAGAATGCCCCGCACAACCACGCTGCAATCATCTCACCCTCCATAACGGATGGCGCCCGGCCAACGCGCACGCTAAGTCGCCTCTTGCCCACCCACTACTCCCTGCCGGGCGACATCCGTCTCAGACCCCCTAAAGCGTCATCGGTTGCGCTTGCGGGCAGCCCGGGCCTGCTTTCGTTTCTCCTTGCGCTTGCGGGCTGCATACCGCGAGAGCTTTCCACCAGAGGTGCGGCTTACATATGCCTCACTCCGGCCCCGAAGTACCGCCTTCGCTGCCGGCTCCAACTCGTCTGGCAACTTCTCGTAGTCCCGCGCGTGAAGGAGATCCCTCTCCATGTTCTGGAGCGCCACTAGGTGGTTGGTGTCTACGTTCATTCCTCCTCCTCACAGCGTCATCCTCACCATCTGCTGGCCCTTCTGCAACCCGGGCCGCAGCTCCAGCTCAATGCCACCTATCGGCTGCGGCAAGTAGCCTGCCCACTCGGTGTACGTCGGCGGGCCGCCATCGTTCACCGTGCGCATGAACGTGCCGCCGTACCCGCCGAGCCGCACCTGTTGCTTTATGTGGCCATATCTGTCCACATACTCGACTGCACGCCGGTAGATGTCGGCATTGTGGCTGTGACCGAAGAGCACGAAATCGGCGTCATGTGTCCACAACCACCGCTCCATGTTCAGGGCCTTGGCCCCGCCGAGGCGGCCGCCTGTGAAGCCGTGGTGGACGTTGCCGGTGATCACCGTCGAGCCGGCGTGCTTGTCCTTGCCCCAACAGAACACCAGTTGCAGCCAGCCGTACACCCCGAAGGCCAGGTTGTGGTCATTCGGGAAGCCGCCCCACCCCTTGAGCGTGACCACGATCTCGCGGTAGATGTCGCGCTCGAACTTGCGAAGGATCGTGCCCTCGTGGTTGCCAGCGACCAGCCCCAAGCATTTCGATGCGATCGGCTTGACGATGGACAGGAAATGGTCGCGCTGGGCCTGCGCTATATCCACGAGGTCGGCCACGCCTATCCACGAGGCCAGGATGCCTGGGTCAAACCGCTTGTCGTGAATGTTAATGAACTCGCACATATCCCCGAGGCCGATCCAGTAGCAAGTCGGATCCGCCTCGATGCGTGCCACCACCTGCTGCAGTAGCTTCTCATCACATGCCGCTGTGCCGACGTGAACGTCTCCAATGGGCACGATGCGGTAGACTGTATCCGCGTTTCGCGGTACGTCGTACCACTCTCGTCGGAGGGTGCGTGCCATCTACAGGCCCAACGCCTGCTTTGCCCAGGCGGTGCCCAGTGCCAGGGTGATCGCGCCGAGGGCACCGCCCCCCCATTTCAAGATACGGATCGTCTGCTTTACTTCTGACAGGTCGGCATGGTCGTCACCAACCATCGTTTCTATCTTGTCCACTTTGTTGATAAGATAGTCGAGCTTGATGCCCAAGATAGCTATGGTTGTGCGCCCGTTGTTGGTGGCCTGGTCTGGTGGTGTCATGATTCCGTGCGCCCCTCACGGTGGATTGTCTAGTGTGGCAGCCTGCCGGTTGCTCGTTTCAGTGCCGCGTCCTCGATCGCAATCGCCAGGATGATCGCCACGAACACCGGCTGTAGTGCGGCGATGGCAAAGCCGATGTCCTCCGCCATTGCGGGCGCGGTGTACTTGACGACGAAGAACAGCGTCAGCGAGATGATGGTGTCGAGGCAAAGCAGTAGGAACTTGCGGCTTCTCAAAAGTCCTTGGAAGGGATTGAGCGTCAACATAGTATGCTCCTCCTCAAAGAGGCGACCGGGAGGGGCACTAGGCCCCTACGAGTCGCTTCACAGGCGGCCCTCCCAGTCGCGGATCATATTGGGGCCGGCCCGCCCCCCTGCCCCGTCGGGCAAGTTCGGTGTACACCAGGGCCGGCCCACTACCTCATAGACGTGACGTAGCTTGCGCGCGGCCACGTCGGGCCGGAGATGCGATCTCCGGCGGGGTGCCTAGATTGTCGTTGGGAGAAGCAAAAGGTACGCTCCTCCTTGAACCGAAGGCGATACAGTGGTCCAAGGGTAGCATACCACAGGGGATACCCCACTCTCTGGGGTATTAGACGCTCATTTGTTCAAAGTCGAGATACCAGAAGCCTTGTTCGTCTTGCTTGAGGGCGGGGTCCGCAGCAGCCAGTAACTCCATTGCGCGGTAGGCCGTGTCCCACTTGACGACGCCCATCAGGTCCACCACGTCGCAGGTGCGCATGGCCTCCCCGTCGCGTAGGTGACCGCAGATGAGATAGCCCTTTTGCAGTGCTACCCATTCGCGCTGTTCGGCTGTCTCGCGGACCCGTTCACGCCAAGCCGCTCGCCCCGGCTCAGTCATGGTGCCTCCTAGTCGATTGTGTAGCCCCGACAGTGCAGTCCGTTGCCCCAAAGCTGAAACTCCAACTCACAGGAAGGACAAACCGTCTTGTCGCTGTGTTCTAGGGCAGGACACATCATACTGCATCTCGGACAGAGGAACCCCAACCGCACGATACGCGGCTGCTTCAGACCCAGGTGTGAAGGACGTTCCTCTGTGACTTCATAGGTGGAATAGGCTACGACTTCCTCGGCCCATTCTTTCGTCTTGTCTTTCATCACTTCCTCCGTTTCTCTACCTTCTCCCCGTCTAGTTGGAAATACTCCCGGCTCCGCCGCGCCAACTGCCACCACCAGAGCTGCAGGGTGAGCAGTAGCACGACGCCGCCAATGACGAACCCTGTGATGATATGCCTCATGGTGTCGGTGATCATCTCGCCTCCTTCTCCGCCACTATCCGCTCGACCGCCGTGTCCAGTTCCCGCTCCCACTTGTTGCGCATGCGGTAGCTGATCTTTGCCATCGCCTGCTGCTTGTGGTGGCTGCGGTAAAAAGGACAGCGTTCGTCCTTTTGGTTACAGTCGGCACCATCCTCCAGGTAGAGCGGGCACCGGTCCTCACAGGTCGCCACTTCTGCCGCGTCCGGGTTTGGCAACCAATGCTCGCACCCGTTGGCAGAGAGGTGGCCCCAGGGCCATTCCCCGCGAATGTCGCCCCAGGTCAGGTCGTTGGGGTTGTGGCTGTAGATGGTCACGGGGCCACCATATCTGCGTACCATTCTGGTGCGTCAAGCGCGTGGCACCATATCCTTCCATCAATCCATGGTGGACTGAAATACGGACGATGTTCGTCCCACCAATCCTCCTCGGCCGTGGTAAGTGTATTACCAGGCACCTTCAACTCCACATAGAGCAGTCGCCCGTGGCCTAGATAGATGCGATCGGGGTGACCGGCGAGCTGAACCCGCGTCCGGCGATCCTGGCTGTACTTGTCCACACAAAAGCCCGCCGCCTCCATAAAGGCATCAATGGCGGCAGCGAGTTCACTCTCGATCATCATTAGCCTCCCACGCCATCAGCCACTCGCGCAACTCCTCCAGCGACATCCTCGCCAGCAATGACCCGGCGAACCCTATGGCGCGCTGTACCGCACGCTCGGGATGCTTGGCCAGTTCAGCATTCAGCCGCTCGCGTATCTCCCGCCTGAGTGCCCTTTTCTGCGCGCCCATGCTAGGCATCCTCGGCCTCCTTCTCCAGCCGGTACGCCACCCGCTGATAGTGGTCGCGCCAGAAGGCACACTCGCGGTGCATGTTGTCCACCTGCTCCACCATCCCCTTCAGCTCGCCCTCGGCACGGTCGAGGCGGGAACGCAGTGTAGTGAACTCCCAAAATAGCCAGGCCGCGTCCATGTGGGCCGTTATGCCGCGGCTGATACGATGCAAGATCCGCCACAGTTGCGGAACATGCCCCCGCTTGCGGTGGTGCTGTGGTGGCTTCATCTCACCCCTCCCCCTGCCACTTGTGATATGCCTCCACGCCCAGGGCGTTTAGCTGGATGTTCACGACATCATCATCGAACCAGAACTCGCCCACATCGTCCCCCGGCGGCTGAGGACCAATGAAGCTCAGCCCCATGACAACCGTTGTCGCTGGCTCCCAGGGGCACCAGCACGACGGGTCTGCATCGC